TCAGTTACTTCAAATATATAATCATCATCAAAGTATTCGGATGAACCTGTTAGTTCTACCTTTAACTCTACCCTATAACTTCTATTTATTTCAAAATTTGTTAAATCTAAACTAATTCTACTTTTGTTTCCATAAGTACTTATTTTAGAATAATCACCGAAAGGAATAATGATATCATTACTTTCGTTATCTCTTATTTGGTAGAAAGATGATGTTGGAAGTAAGCTGCCTGTGGAGTATCCAAATGTGTTATTAAAAGTTTTTTGTGGATACAACTCTCTTGCGAATACCTCTATATCGTATCTTCCACCGGCTTTGTATGATTTTTTTAATCTCTTCAATGATACTTTGTAATCTTCTGGTAACGCTTGTAGTGAACCAGTTTCATATCTACTATCATCCCAACCGATTCTAATCTTTGGTTGATATATTGTATGTGTTTCTTTACTAAAGAATTTTAATTGTCCATAATCAATATCATTGTTTTCTTTTTGTGATTCGTGTTTTATAATAAATCCTTCATTTGAATATCCATCATCTAACCAAAATGAAAGTGATGAAGATACATCAACAATCAAATCAGATGATTCATAATCATAAGAACGAGTAGCTTGGGATGCGGTGTACCACATACCACCCTTACCATCAAACGAACCAGTAGCACTACCACTATTTGAAACATTTGTTGGTAACCAATTAGAACCACTTTCTCTATAGTTCCAAGTACAACCATCACTCGATATATCATCAAAACGAGTTCCAACTCCCATTTCCCAACTTTGTGAAATAGGATTTATTTCTAATGAATAAGAAAGTGGTATTTCATTTGTTTCTGTTTCTCTCAATACCATTTCAGCTACACTCATCGTTACATCACCACTTGCTAAACTAGCTGATAATGTATTTGTATCGAACTTAATTAAAGTTCTAGCCGTATCTTTTAGTGAACCATAGTAAACTTTAGACACTTCTAATACCTCATCCAACCCAGTGTTTTGATTTGGTTGTTGTAGAAATATACTAGCGTCTTTAGATGCGGTTAAAAAATAATACATTATACTACTCTCCCTCTTATATCCCTATCAGGGTATTTAACTTCAAATATCGATGGGTCTAACGAAGGATAAATTTGTTTGTTCTTCGTAGCTCCTTTTACATCGTATGCGTTTGGTGAATAACCTGAGGATTCTCCACATAGGTTTTTAAACTCTGTTTTAACAACCGATTGTACTCCTTCAATATTTCCTATTAACATTTCAACTTCACCAATGTTGATTGGCATATTGAATGTCCATTTATCTATTTCAAAATATTCTTTAAGTGCGGTTATACAATTAGTCATTACCTCTCTTTTATTATAATCTCTGAAAACTCTTATCTCAAAATCTAAACCTACATTAATAACAAACCCATCTAAAAGATTAACACCATCAGTTAACATTCTAAATTCATTTAGATATGTTTTAGCATTTTCTTTTACTGCTCTGTTAAGAGAAGTTAATTTTTTGTTAGAATCATATCCTAAAACATATAAGTTTACTGCAAATGGATTGTTTTTTTCTTTTATATTTGATTTTTTATTTGATAAGAATTTAGAAACTTGTTCTTTAATTTGTTTATCTGTATTTTTACCATCAGCTTGTAAATCTTGCACCAACTTAGAAAATTCGTTTAGTGCTGTTGGTGAAGCAAGTATAGAAGCTGGTGAGTTATCATCTAATTGACCATCAGCTGCACAAAATGCTTTTGTGATATTACCAAACTTAGGTGGCATTGATAACGCTCTTACTTGATAATCTTTAGATGTTACTGCTCTGTTTTGTGAACCAAAGTTTGCTATAGCGTTTTGTCTAATCTCTTCTAAGGTTTCTGCACCTCTACCACCAGTTGCTGGTTGTTCATTATCAACTGCTAATGAGTTTTTTACAGTTGAATATAGATTTCTTGCTCCAGCATCAAACGCTGATAAATCTTCATCAAATGAAACTTTAGTAATTCTTTGTATTTTATTCTGTCCTACATTTGATTCTACACCACCACCAACTAAATATTTTACAGTCATTGTAGTATTCTTTGGTGATTGTCCATATGATTTAGTTAGTAAAAAGTTTGAAGGGTCAAATGATGCTCCTAATTTATCTATAGAGTTTGTTAATCCTAATCCAACATTTTTAAATGTAGGTATTAATAATTCATCATTTTTTCCTGCATCACCACTACCAAATTCAATTGTAGTTGTACCATTAGGGTTTGTAACTACTTTATATCGTCTTGGTGTTTTAATAAGTTTTAAGATAGATGGTACTGTATTTCTAAATTGGAATAAATCCTTATCCTGTCCTTCTGAGTTTGAATATTCTACATATACCATCTCTTGTCCCAAATAAGGAACTGAATAGTATTTGTTATTGTTACTATCTCTAACATCATAGATATCAATTACATTAGTATCAGGTATATCTATTCTTACATATTCCTCCTGCGTTGCTCCAAATGTAATTTCTATTTCTTTTTCTGTAGCTGATATTACATCTACATATTTTTTTACCAAATAAAATTTTGGATTATTTGTATCTGCATCTCTTTCAAATACAGTTGTCTCTCTATCATCTGCATCAGCAAAATCTAATAGTTCTGTTGTTCTAAATTGTACACCATCAGCATCTAACTCCATACCTTCTTTTACTCTTAGGTAATAATCAGTATCAGGTTCAAATGCTAAATCACCTGATGATATTGGGTTTGTTAATCTTCTTGATGGTACTAATTGGAATACACTTAATTTAGTTGTAGCTGGGGTTGTTGCTTTTGCTCTATACCCCATCATCTTAGATAACTCAAATATATTTTCTCTATCTTCGGCTGTTGTAATTAGTGATTCTCTAAGTGTATCATCTATATAATATCCTAAGACATCACCCACATAAGATGCCATTTCAATAAACATCATACCTGGTGATGATTCATTAAAATCATTATATGTTGTTGGGAAATAAGTTTTAGCGAATTCAATTAAGTTGTTTCTAAAATCAACAAAATCTTTATTAAGGTACTTAATATCTTTACCCTTATCCTTAAAACTTTTTATTTGATTATTTAGTGCCATATTATTCCTCTACCAAAAATGTTAATGTATCTAATGTTTGGTCTCCCTCTTGTCTAAATTTCAAAGATACTTTAGCTTGATTATTATCACTTTGTTCTTTACTAATATCAATGTTAATATCTTCTACAATAACATAGGGTAACCACTTAGCTACTGCATCATTAATAGTGTTTTCCAAATCCTCTTCAAATTTATCTGTTAAAGGATTGAATAACAAATCATGTAACCCACTACCAAATTCAGGTTGTAATAATCTTTCACCTTTTTTGGTAAGTAATAAATTTTTTAAGTTGGAACTTATTTGGTCAAATGTTCTAAAAGATTGTCTAAAGTATCCCTCATTACCTCTTTGTATTGGTAAGGTAATACCTACTGCGTAATTATTAAACTCTTCAGTATCAATTACAATCTTTTTATTTAACTCATAAGCCATCTTATGCTCCTACTCCTCTTTTTCTAGTCATCGCTTTTACAAGCTCTGAATTATCTCTGTTAAGAATCTTATCTAAACCAGGCACACCAGTCGTAACTCCTAAACCTTGTGGTTGTGGTGCTGATTGTTGACCAGCTGGTTGTAATCCCATTTTAGCTGCCATCTCTTGTCTAAAGGTTTGTAGACTACTTTGTCCTACAGGTGTACCACCACCAGCAGCTGCTACATTGTGTGTTCCGAATGTAACTGTTTTATCCATCTGATTACTAACTCCACTTTGAAGAGTTTCGTTAAGTGCTTGGTTTAACATAGGGTTCTTAGTATATGTTTGATTCTCAACAACTGGTTGAGAATTTTTTCTATCTTCTTCTAACACCGCATCAGCTAAAGAAAAAGGGTCTACACTTTCTTCTTTTTTAATTGTAGAACTTTTCATTTTTCTTTTTACAGCTTCATCTAAAATCTTAGGAAAAGTTTTCTTTAAAAAAACTTCATGCCTTTTAGCTACTTCAGCTTCTACTAATGTTTTAATAATTTTTACTAATTTTTTTGAATCCATCGTTATTTTATTAGTTATACCATTGTTTAATATAAATATACACTTTTAATAATTTAGGTCTTAGAATGGAATATTCCAACATCGTTCACCATTTTTTTCAGGATTTTGTGCTATAAAGAACTCACCATTGTATTCAACAACATCACCTGTATTGAATATTCCAGCTTCTGAAAACTGTTTAGCGTTTGGTACATCATCACTATCGATTGGTTGCCAATCTGAATTAGCACTCCCATCATCAGTATCATTATCACCACCACGACCAAATCCACCGGGTATTACATATCCACTCCATTGTATTATACCAGGCGCTGGTACTGGAGATGGTGCAGCTGGAAACATTGATGTTGTATAAATCATACCTTTAAGTGTAAGTAAATGTATTTGAGCAGCTAATATAAAGAAATCAATCAAAAAGGCAGATGATAGAACTGGTGGTGTTGGAAAGTTTGCTACCCAAGTGCCAGGACTAATACATATATTATTAGTTACTACTATATTTGATATCGCACCTGGAGCTGGTATTGGTGGTATCGGAAATGGATTTAATGTTGCACCAGCCCAATAAGCTTTTACACCATTACCTAAGTTTTTAATAAGTGGAGATAGTGAAGGACCTGGATTTGCAAAACATTGTATAAGTGTTACAGCTACTAAAGATTCCATAGCTTGTGTATTTGCTTTTTGTACTGAACATAAATTTATTCCTTGGATACCCCTACGAATACACATATCATACTCTTGGGTAATCTTCTTAGCAAACGCATTTGATGATGCTACCCCCACTGGGGTTTTCATATACCTCAACATATTTGAACGAAAAATACCCCAACTCATTTTAATCTACAAAGTTTTTAGAACTTAATATTATTTTTAATCTACTTTTTATTTGTGAGAAAACTGCTGCATTAACAGGTGGGCCTGATGGACCTGCAGGGGTTGGGTGTGTCATTTGGTTTATTGCATCAATTAAATCACCTAATACATCTACAAGCGTATCTCCTTTTACTATCGGTTCTTCACCACTACCATTACCTATATGAATTTCACCAGTACCACTTGTAATATTAAAGTTATTATTATTTGTTGTAAAGAAAGTATCATCTTCTACATTAACAAGCATACCTCCTTTGTTATCGATTGATAAAGCACCATCGGATATAAATCCATAATTACCTTTTGAGTAAAATATCATTTCAGATTCTTTAGATGATATAATAACTCTACCACTATTAATTAATATTTGGTCTCCAATAAGTTCTGATGGGTAATCTGCAAAAGAGTTTGGTTTATTTTTAAAATTAGAAGAACCACCATCATCGATTACGCCTGGTTGAAAATCTAATTTATAATCTACTGATGATAGTATAATAGTAGAACCATCTCTATTTACATCTTCTTCTGTTACTTGTCCAGTATCTATATCATTCTGAGATACATCGTTTTCTCTGTTTCTTAGTATAATTGTAGGTGATAATGATTCTTCGGCATTATTGTAACCACTAAATCTAAGTGATTGTCCAAATCTACTTTGTATCAAAGAATCACCTTCGTAATATCTTAATGGATGAATAAAGTTACCTTGTTGTTCAAAAACATCACCATACCCAGACTTTTCATCAGATGATGTATTTTTGTTAGCGATGCCTGTATTAGATGTTGATTGGTAATTCTTAGATGTACCTCCCGATTGAGATGGTTTTGGTTTAAATAATCTATCTAAGATGTTATCGGTAGTATCTACATTTGGACTTAGGTTTTCACCACCCCTTCTATAAAAATATCCACTTGCCGTTTGTATAATATCTACCTTTTCATTTTTAATTGGAATTGTATTAAAATTTTTATCCATAGGTGATGCGAATAAATCACCCTTTGTACCAGAGAAAAACTTTTTACTCATTGGCATGAATTGTATCCATCCAACTTTTCCAAGTCCGATTTTTCCATCTTTAACTAACTCACTATCATTATCTAAGATAACATCAACTACTACACCTTTAAAAGTTTCAGCTTCGTTATCCGTAATAGCATCAAATAATCTTCTTGAAAAAAATGAACTTCTGTTTCTTTCCATTACTTATTTACCTTTTGTTTTAATTCTTCAACCTCATTTGTTAATTCATCAACTTTCGTTTCTTGTTCATCGGTAACTTCACCTACAACATCTTCTAATTGTTGTAGTAGTTGTTCTTTTTCTTTATCCGAAAGGAAACCTTCTTCACCAATTGTTTTATCCTTAGAAGCAATCATTCTTTGTGCAATAGCTGCCATCTTAATTAGTGATTCATCGTTTCTTACTGAGGTATCAACCAAATCTTTTATAATAGGTCCGATTACTGCCATATCACCAGAATGTCTAATTACCTTTTTCAT